ATGAACGACGCAGAACAGCGGGCTGCCGCGAAACAGTTTGCGCAGGATTGGCAAGCACGCGGCGACGAAAAGCAGGATAATCAATCCTTCTGGCTTGCCCTGCTGCAAAAAGTGTTTGGCGTGGCAGAGCCGGAGAAGTACATCAACTTTGAGTATCCCGTCCTTGTGGATGACGGACGGAAAGAAAAAGGCACGACCAAGTTCATTGACGGCTATATTGCCAAGACGCGGGTACTGATTGAGCAGAAGGGACGCGGAATCGACCTGACGATTGGCTATAGGCAATCGGACGAATCGTTCCTAACGCCCTATCAGCAGGCGCGGCGTTACGGCGGTTATCTGCCGCAGTCAGAGCAGCCGCGCTGGATTATTGTCAGCAATTTTGATGAGTTTGACATTCATGATATGAACCGCCCCAATGATTCGCCGGAAATTGTCAAGCTGTGCGATTTGGAGAAGGAATATCATCGACTGCAATTCCTTGTTGATACGACCAGCGAACATATCAAGAAGGAAATGGAGATTTCCCTCAAAGCGGGCGAGCTGGTTGGCGTTCTGTATGATGCACTGCTGGCGCAATATCAAAATCCGAATGACCCGGAAACGCTGAAAAGCCTGAATGCGCTGTGCGTGCGGCTGGTTTTCTGTCTCTATGCAGAGGATGCGGGCATTTTCGGCAAGCACCTGATTTTCCACGACTATCTGAAAAGCCATGAGCGCGATGCGCGGCGTGCGCTGATTGACCTTTTCCGTGTCCTTGACCAGAAGCCGGAAAATCGAGATCCCTATATGGATGAAGATTTGGCGGCGTTCCCCTACGTCAACGGTGGATTGTTCTCTGACGAAAACATCATCATTCCCCGCCTGACTGAGAAAATTGTTTCGCTGATTCTACGGGAAGCAAGCGAGAATTTCGACTGGTCGGACATCAGCCCGACGATTTTCGGTGCTGTGTTTGAAAGCACCTTGAACCCGGAAACGCGGCGTTCCGGCGGAATGCACTATACCAGCATTGAGAACATCCACAAAGTCATAGACCCCTTGTTCCTGAACGATTTGAGAGCAGAATTGGCGGAAATTCAGCAGATTCCCGTCGTGCGAACCCGCAGAAGCAGACTGGAAGCGTTTCAGGAGAAGCTGGCAGGGCTGACCTTCCTTGAAATCATGCTTACGAAAATGATACAGGCTGATGCGGCATAAAGAATTGGTAGCAAAACTGGTAGCAGATTCATCTTTAATTGGTAGCAAATATTGAATTGGTAGCAGATAGGCTGCCGCTTTTTTTGTTTTTGGGCATAAGAAAACTCCCGCCGGATTTCAGCGGGAGAAGTGCATCAGACCTCAATCTCGATGCCGTTTTTGAACCTGACGATCACCTTGTCCTTTGCGTAGACGGTCATGCGTTCGACGAGGATGTGGTAGGTCACCGGGTCAAACTCGGTGGTGATTTCCTTCTGCTTCATGAGCTCGGTCAGGAAATCTTCAATTGCTGCCCGGCGGGTCTGCTTGTCCGTGATGGTTGCCTGCAGCTCATTGTACCGAACCTTCAATCCTTCGTAGTGATCGCAGAGGGCATTGTGCCTGACCTTGTAGGCTTCCTGATCCTGTGCGACCGTGGCGTTTTCATGAATGCTTCGGGCTACCTGCTCTGCGGCAATTTCCATCTCTGCGTCCAGCTTGGCCAGCTCATCTTCCAATGCCGTGGTGTTGAACAGCGTATCGCGGATTTCATCAAAACTGGCCTTTATGGATTTCCGGTTGATAGCCAGCTTGTTGAGCGCTGTCAGGAAGATATGCATCAGCGCCTCTTCATCGAAGTGGGGCGTTTCGCAGTGCTTTTCACCGGCGTACTTCCGATTGCATCGCCAAATGACACGGCGATACTGGTCATTGGAATGCCACACCTTTGAACCATAAACGCCTCCGCATTCGCCGCAGTAAACCGTGCTGGAGAATACCCTCACGCCGCTGTGCCGATTGCCGCCGGGCTTACGCTTTGCAACCTCGCGCTGAACCAAGTCGAATACCTCAGGTTCAATGATGGCCTCATGGTCCCCGGTCACATAATACTGCGGCACCTGTCCTTGATTCTTGACCTGCTTTTTCGTAAGGAAGTCCTCGGTAAAGCACTTCTGCAGGAGAGCATCACCCTTGTACTTTTCATTTGTCAGGATGCTCCGGATCGTCGTTGAGGACCACTTTTCTTTGCCAGCAGGGCTTGGAATGCCATCCGCAGTGAGGGCAGCGGCAATCGTATGAGGCGTTTTACCCTGAAGGAACATCCGGAAGATGCGCCGGATAATTTCTGCCTGCTCATGGTTTACCACAAGGCTGCCGTCTGCACCGCGGTCATAACCGAGGAATCTGCTGAACGGGACAGACACCTTTCCATCGGCCATTCGCTTGCGCTGGCCCCATGTGCAGTTCTCACTGATGGACCGGCTTTCTTCCTGTGCCAGTGAGGACATGATGGTGATGAGCAGTTCGCCCTTGCCATCGAAGGTCCAGATGTTTTCCTTTTCAAAGAAGCACTCGACACCTTTTTCCTTCAGCTGGCGAATGGTGGTCAGGCTGTCGACCGTGTTACGGGCAAAGCGGCTGACCGACTTGGTGACGATAAGGTCTATCTTGCCGTCAAGTGCGTCAGCTACCATCTGTTTGAACCCCTCGCGGTGCTTGGTGCTGGTGCCGGTGATGCCCTCGTCGGTGTAGACGTGGACGAACTCCCAGTCATCGCGGGCATCGATCAGCTTGGTGTAATAGTCGATCTGCGCCTCATAGCTGGTGAACTGCTCATCGCTGTCCGTGGAAACGCGGGCATAAGCAGCAACCCGGCGTTTTCTCTGTTCAGCAATCGGTGCTGCCGTGAACCGTGTCAGCGTCGGCTGAATCGTTGTCACTCTCTTGACTGCCATGTCGTTCCTCCCATACCTTTTTCATAATCAGGCTCATCTTCTGTTTCTGTTCATCCGTGCAGGTGTGGCTTCTGCGCCGGGTGCTGATCGTCCGGGTTGCCGTCGAACCGTCGTGCATGGTGAATTCCAGCCGCCCGCCGGGGAAAGCAGTGATGTGATGCACCTGCTTTTCGTACTCCTTTTCATCAAAATCTGGAATACCCATAATATCGGCGGCAAGCTCACGGAGCCGTTCATCCTTGAGTGTCTTCCGAAAGCACCCTTCGGCCTTATGGTTGCAAGCCCACATACGCATCAGTGAACCATTGACCAGTCTGGAAGTATTGGACCGGAATACTTCTCCGCATATACTGCATCGAATCTGCCTTGAAAAAGGCATTGTGCGATATGGATTATTGACGGGCGATGAACGGAGCTTACCGACCGCAGCCCGGCGTTCCGGGGTCCATGCATCTTTCTTGGCGGTAGAAACCCAGTCCGTTTCCCAAGTGCTCCCATCCTTAAAACGGAACAGTACATGGTTTTTCCCGGAAACGAGGATCTGCTCAACGCGCTCTGTGAAAGCTGCTTCATCAAAGGCTTCCAGCCCAAGGGCAGCAGTGCTGATCTTGTAGAGAATCTTCTCCGGGATGTTCTGTGTTGTACAGCTGCCGCCTTTTTTCCGCTTTTCACCGCAGGTCCAGATCGTGACCTTCTCTTCGCCAGCGGGGACATCCTGAGCCCGGTTGGTCCTTGTGCTCCGCATTACGCTGCATCCGTGACAGGCGCATTTGATGATGCCGGAGAAGCAGGACAGGTTCAGAGATTTGTTTGCGCGAGGGCCGAGGGCCTTGCGTCGGGACATTTCTGCCTGAACAAAGTCAAAGGTTTCTTTGTCAATGATGGCCTCATGGGTATTCTCCACGTAGTACTGCGTGAGTTCGCCGTGGTTCTTCCGGCGCTTCTTGGTGATCGGGTCTTCCATGTACTCCTTCTGAAAAAGCATGTTCCCGGTGTAGGTCACATTGGTGAGCACCACTTTCAGGTTGGAATCAACCCAGCGGCATCCGTTTGCCGTGGTAATGCCCTCGGCAGCGAATTCGCGCTCAGTTTCCAGCCGGGATTTCCCATCGAGGAAGTTCTGGAAAATGCGGCGAACGATTGCGGCTTCTTCGGGATGGATGACCAGCTGGTCACCTTCCCAGCGATAGCCGAAGATGCGGAAATGGCCATTCGGCAGACCTTTTTCAAAGCGCCTGCGCGTACCCCATTTGACGTTGTCACTCAGGGAACGGACCTCCTCCTGTGCGAAGGCGGCATAAAGCGTGATCATCAGCTCGCCGCCTTCATCCAGAGAAGTGATCTTTTCCTTCTCGAAGCGCACCTCAATGCCAAGCTCGCGCAGGCGTCTGACCGCGGCCAGCGTGTCCACCGTGTTGCGGGCGAAGCGTGACAGGCTTTTGGTCAGGATGATGTCGATCTTCCCGGCTTCGCAGTCGGCCATCATACGCTGGAATTCATCTCTGCCGGACACCTTGGTGCCGGTCGTGGCTTCATCCGCGTAGACCCCGGCATAGATCCATCCGGGAGTGCGCTGGATCAGACTGCTGTAGCTGCTGACCTGCGCCGACAATGAATGCATCAGGCGTTCGCTGTCGGTAGACACTCGGGCATAAGCTGCAACACGCTTAGGTTTAAGTACATCGGGCTTTTTTGCTTCGATGCGGGTGATTGTTTTTGCCATTGTATCAACCTCCTTTCGGACACCATTACTCACTCTAAAGCCCCGAAAAGTCAAGCAATATCAAGGGTTTTCGGTCAATAAAGTTCCGAGCGGCGGCTCGTATTTCTTCACCAGAATCTGCTGGGCTTCGCTGAATTCAGGCTCTGTCATGAGGCCGTGTTCCCGCAGTTTTTTCAGGTATGAAAGGCAGATCAGATAGTTCTGCTCCCGCTGAAACTGTGCCTGATCCATGCTCATTCAGCCTCCTTCCTGCGGAAGCTGGCGTAGCACGCTCTGCCGCAGAAACTGCGCTGCGTCACACCATAGACCGTGAATTCCTGACCGCATTCTTTGCAGACAAAGGAATGTGTGCTCTTCTGCCTGAGTTTGTCTCTGTGCGCGGCCCACCATTTCATACGGCAGGCATCAGAACAGAAGCGCTTGTGCTTACGCCCGGCAGCCTGCAGGACTGACATGCCGCATTGCTCACACCCCGCACCGGATGCTGTCCTGCCGACATTGGAACGGGTACCGCCCAGCTCATGCCGGATGCAGAAGCTCTTAACTTTGCTGGATGTGATTCCAAGCGCTGCGGCAATAGCACCATAGCTTTTTCCTTCACCGCGAAGCTGTGTGATTCTCTGTTTTTCCTGTGCTGTCATACGGCACCTCCTTCTGGGGCACCGTTCCGGTGATCCCGTAGTACGGAGAAATGCCTGCACGTTTGAGGGGGTGCGCACGAAAAAAAGGCGGTCAGCCGAAGCCAACCGCCAGAGAGGGATTATTCGATTCTGCTGAATTCGCCGGACACCCAGCCGACGCGGCCATTGACCACAATGGCATGCCAGCCGTTTGCGGCAGTGGCCACCCATTCAAAGGACGCGCCGTTCTTCACAGCGGTGATGCGGCTGTACTTGGTGTCATTACCGAAGCGGACATTCACCGTGCCGCTGGTGCTGACGATGACCACCTTCTTCGGCTGTACCACCTGCAGCTCGGGTGCCTCCGCAGTATCCTCCGGCTGCACAGGTTCAGAAGGCTTCTGACCTTCGTCCTGATCTGCGACCGCAGCCATCAGCGCGGTATGGGTCTCAGTACCGTAGATACCGTCAGCCTTGACGCCGATCTTACTCTGAAACGCCTTCAGCGCAGTCAGGGTTTCGCTGCCGAAATCACCGTCCGCACCGTACTTGGGCAGTGCGTATCCGAGCTGGAGCAGCAGCTCCTGCAGGGTCTTGACATCGGTGCCCTTGGAGCCCTTCTCCAGAGAACGGGAGCCGAGCACATATTCGGTGGCAGCGGTGTCAGGTACACGGACAGGCGCAGTCTGAATAGCCCCGCCGTAATCGATGAACGGCAGCGCATACCAGTGGGTCCACGGACGCTTGCTGACCTGCGTCTTCACGCATCCATAAGCGAAGCCTTCCCATTCAACAGCCCAGCCGTTACCGATGTAGTAGCCGACATGGCCATCCTTGGTCAGGGCCAGACCGGGAACCTCCGGCAGCGTGGAGATGGTGCCCCATGCACAGCCCTTGCTCTTGGCATAGCTGAACATGGAGTTTGCGCCCTTGTCCGGGCAGCCGTGTGCACCGTAGGTGTTAGGCACAGTTTTGTCAGTGCCGATGGCATCCAGCATGGCCTGACCGCCGCCAGTCCAGGCGTAGCCCTTTGCGCCGCCGATGCAGTCACAGACCACTTCCTTGTTGGCAATGTCCTGCTTATAGCGGGAAGTGCGGCTGGAGCCATAGTGGGACGGGTACTGGCTGGTCTTACGGGACAGCAGGCTGGAAGTAGCCTTGTAGCCGCAGGTGCCGTACCAATAAGGATGGCCTACCATCTTCAGACAGTAGGCCACGAAGTGTTCAGCGGTGAACGGGGTCTCAATGCGATTACTCATGGATATCATCCTCCTTGGATTCGGTCGTAGTGTCAATGGCCTTGTCCTCACGCCCGTGCAGTTGGGCAAGAATGTCCTTCAGCTTTTCGGGGATGGGCAGACCGAGGTGTGCAGCGTTCTCGATCATGGAAACGCCCTCATTGGAGAGGTAGAAGCAGATGACCGCGGAACGCAGTGCGCTGCCGGTACCGACCACATTCACATCCAGAATGTTGGCCACACCGACCAGCATGAAAATGAGCACCTTCTTGAAAATGCCGCGGAAGCCGACCTCGCTGGACAGCTTCTTGTCCACCACGGCACACATCACGCCGGTCAGATAGTCCAGCGCGACGAAAACAATGAGCGCAGTCATCAAACCGTCAACACCTCCAATGAAATAGCCGAGCCATCCACCGACTGCGGCGATGGCCATCTGGATCTTTGCCCAGATCAGGTCAATGGAAAAATCACGCATACAGGGTTCCTCCTTAGTTTTTTGATATGAAAAAAGCCGCGGTGAAGCGGCTGATTTCCGGGGAAAGTCATACACCAATGGCGATCCAGTCGATATTACGTTTCGTACTAAACGAACCACCAACGATAACGCTGCAGCCGGTCGTGGTTTTGCTGTATACCTTTAGTGCACCATTATCGCCAGACCAGTTGGTGCTGGTTGTTGAATAGCTGACCACAACAACCGGTGTTGCAGTAAATCCAGCGCTGGAGTAGTCTATCGATGCCGCAGTAGAACCATTGCAACTGGACGATCCATAAGCAACCTTGAAAGGCAAACGAGCTGCAGCAACTGTGCCAGATGTCAGATTGCTGGCATTGTTGCAGCCAAGGTTGCTGCGGGCACTTGCTGCTGTTGTTGCACCGGTACCACCATTGGCAATAGGAACGGGGGTTTCCATACCGCTGTGAAAAAGACGATAGGTAGCCCATGTGCCGTTTTCGCAAGTCCGAAGCAATGCTGCCCAGTTGAGATCATCCTGACATGCTTTGTTTCGTACTTCAAGCATGCGACGGTTGTTGCCGCCACTGTCCTCCCATGAAGCAAAAGAAGATGCACCAATGTAGCTACCTTCAAAGACTGTCTGGTTCGTCGTTCCATTGTAAGTCGGCTTCAGGTAAACCGATGGATACAGGCTGCTTTGAATAGTCAGGTTGCCGGTCATCGTATCGCCGCTTTTCTTTACCGCACCAATATTGCCGCAGGCACCAGCGGCAGTCGTGGAACCTGTGCCGCCCTGCGCTACCTCCAGCGCAGAAGAAAGCACGACGGGCCAGCCGAACTCTACCTTTTCGGGAGATTCAGCAACCTTGCCAAAGGCGATGCCGTTTCCGTTGCGGTAAAAGTCCATCAATACCTGCTTTGTGCCGATGCTGACTGCCTGCTCCACATAGTAGAAATAGTCAGTCAGCCGCACCTTCAGATCATAGCTTTTCAGCACATCGAAGGTTCCGCTGATCAGCAGATTTGTAGAGCTGACTGCGTAGTTGGTCGCAGTGACTGTTGCAGCCTGCGTCCATGCCGTTGCTGTAGACAGCTTGTAGTACACGATACAGGAGATCGTGTTCTTGCTGCCAACAGAGGAAACAGAACCGGCCAGCGATACACGTACCTTCGTGCCGTCCACCTGTACAGCAGAACCAGTGCTGTTGCATCGCTCCGCTGTGAACTTCGTCAAGGATGGCGGCGAGTAATCCGTGACCGAGATGGTTTTCGTCGTGCTGGCAGAACGGCCCCGTGAATCTGTCACCGTGACAGTCATTGTCAGGCTTCCAGCGGTATTGAGCGTATTGCTCGTGAACGAGGATGTGGTGTAGACCACATTGTCCAGAGAGGTGCGATAGGAAGAAATCGTACTGCCCTGTGAACCGGCGGCAGAGATCGTAACAGCCAGCTTGGAACGAGTCCGGACGTACACACCAAACTGCGTTGCTATGCCGGATGTGGCTTCTGATGCGGATACAGAGGAGATGCTTGGTACCACGGTAGACGGCACATTCAGCGTGAGCGTTACCGTTGAATATCCAGTCTCTGTGCCGCCAACATAGGTGGTGCAGTAAATGGTGCACAAGCCGGATGTGGCATTGGGAATCTGTGCGGCCAGTGTCAGAGGCGGCGTCCACGAAGTAGACGCACCGACATTCGTGCCGATGGTCCCTGTTGTGCCGCCAAAGGCATAAGACAGCGTGTGCGTTGCACTGGTGGTCAGCCGGTTTGTCGTGATCGTGACCGCCGAGCCAAGGTTCACGGAAGAAGCGGAAACTGTCGGCTGGCTGACACCTTCTGCATAGGTCACGGTCATCGTGACGCTCGACCATTGCAGATAGTTACGGGAATAACCCTGACTGCCTGCAACCGGGCTCGGGTTATAGATGCAGATCGTATTATTGCCAGCTGCAAAGTACGTGGCAAGGTTAGTCAGCAGCGTACCCGAAATGACATTGTTCGTGGTATTCCCGTAGAACGAGCCGGTAAACGTGCCCAGCTCATCGCCGCAATAAGCAGCACCGGTCGAGCCGCCGCTGGTATTCTGGTGATTAGACTTGCGGACATAGACAGTCTTCGTACTGCCTGCGCCGTAGCCAGCCTTGTCAGCAGAAATGGAAAACGAAATGCCGGTGATGACTTTGTTAGCCAGTGACATGCCGGAGAAGCAGATTACACCCACAAAGTTGGTGCCGCTGGTATAGAACTCCTGACTTGCGGAGCCACTTTTGTAGTTGCTGGATGAATTACTCTTTCTGGTAATCATCGACGCAGTAAATGATGCTGTTGCCATGAAGCCCTCCTTAGCCTGTGTAGATCAGAGACAGATTTCCGTTGGTCTGCGGTTCAAAGGCAAACTTGCCGACCTGCAGCTTCGTCAGGATTTCTGCCTGCGTGACATACAGCTTATTGTTGGACAGGTACGCCACCTCGGTGTTGTTCATATAGAATGCCAGTCTGTCATTGACCACGCGGAATGTAAACGGGTTACCGCTTTTGCCAATGACCAGACCATCCTCGGAGAATGTCATATATGTCTGAATGAGCCGCAGCTGTTCCTCGGTGGCCTCTTTCGCATCCTGAACTGCATTGTTGAGCAGGCCGTATTGGCTGACTGTCCATGTGAAGTTGGATTCCGTCTGCTCAGACAGCGTAGTCAGCTGCTGTCGGATCTGCGTCATGTCTGCGGCAGGCGCATAGGTGGCCTGAACTTCCTGACGGATACTGTCCGCTGTGGTACTGATCTGAGCGTGAACCTCGGCCAGCTTGGTTTCCAGTTCACCGGGGGCTTCGTAGGCCACCTGATTAAGGTTCTTGAAGGAACCGCCCACGAAGCTGAACATCGGGTGCTCCGGGTACAGATAAACCTGATAGGTCGAATACATCACGCCCAGCGCTATGTAGATCAGACCATCCTCCTCATCGGGAATGTCCGTTGTGAAGAGTGTTGACGTGGGCGTGTAATATTCACCGTCCAGCGTACCAACGATGTAGCAGGTTTTCTGCGCTGTGCCCGTGTATCCGGCCAGATTGTTGCGCAGTGTGCAGCTGGGGTAAGACAGATAATTGGTCGTACCCGTTGCTTCCGCGGCAATGGCACTGGCAGCCCACAGGATAGGCTTGGTGATGTCAAATGCAACAGATGCCGCCAGATGAAAATACCCGTCTGCATCACTGACGATCAGACGGGATGACGATATGGCGCTTTTGGCTTTTACAGCGTTGTTCAGCCGGATGCGGTCATAGGTATTGCTGTCATAATTGGCATCTGCCCACCAGCCCTTGGCGATGGTCGTTGTGCCGATAGTGACATTGACCCGATAGGTCAGATGGATGGCATTGCCCGCAGCATAGTGAGTGGTCAGGCGTGTTGTGCCGCCATAATAGCAAGGCACCGCACCCGTAGTCGTTCCACCTTTCAGGGTGAGGTTCAGCGTGACGGATGTGCTGGTGGAGGCTATCGGCAGCCAGTAGGTTATCTGCTGGCCGTCCCGCAGTGAAGACAGCTGCGTTGTTCCTGTCCATGCGGAGGTGGAGGCCGTCTGTGTGCCGACCACGATATCATTCGCCGCCTGCATTTCCTGCACAGCTTCGAGGGCTTCCGCGCCTGCGCCGGAATCTCCAACATCCTCCCATGCCGTACCGTTATAGCGTTTCAGCAGGGGCGGTGAACTGGATGTATCAAGCCAAAGCATACCGACAGCAGGGTCGGAAGGAGCGGTGCCCTGCTGGATAGGGTCAGACAGATCAACGATGGTAAACTGAGCTCCTGCAATCATGCCGCTCCCTCCTTTCCTTATTCAACCTCGCAGACAAACACGGTCTTGTTGTCCACGTCATCACCATCCACATAAATGACCTTACCAGTTGCGAAGGCCGCACCGCTGTCCAGCGGATTGCCGTCCTTGTCACGACGATACCAGGTATAGGTCTTTTCATGCTTGTAGGTGGCGTTGGTGGTGACATCCACCCATGCAGAGCCGCTGTACCTCATCAGCTTGACCGCTGCGCCGTCAGTCTGGATCTGATAATAGAAATCACCTGTCTTGGGGCTGGCGGGTGCATTCTTGCTGTAGACAGTACACTTCAGCGGATCGACCTCCGCGCCGTTCTGCCACAGGCGGCAGATCAGGCAGGTCGAGCCCACGGTATTCTTGAACACATCACCGGCGGTCGAATCGATATCAGCCTGATAATTATCGGTCTTGTCGATGATGGTAATGCTGTCATAGAAATACGTGGTCGAGGAAGAACTGGCTTTTGCACGGCATCGGAAGGTTGCGGAGCCAGCCACATCGGAAGCGTTCACCGTACAGGTGCTGCCCGAGGAACCCGCGGCTTCTGCCTTGAAGGTTGTCCAGCTGCCCGATACATACTTCTGCCAGAGGTAATAGGTGGCGCTGTTTGTGGTACGGTCGGTTGCACCCTGAAAAAACTGTGCGTTCAGCGTGATGGTTGTCCCGCCATTCGCCGTGCCATTGGTGAACACCGTGCCGCTGGGAGAATAGATGGTCAGTACATAGGCGGCAGAACCGGCAGCGCCCGTGTTGACCTTGCTCCAGCGCAGCTGAAGCGTTGTGGAGACAGGAGAAGTGACCGGGATGCTGATCGTACCCTCCAGCTGACCGGCAGCGCCAAGGTTGGAATTGGCTGCGATAGCAATCGTCAGCGGGATCTCATTGCTCGATGCCGTACCCGCCGTGACCGTCATGCCAGTCGGGGCACCGGAGATCGTGCCCAGCACAGGAGTAACCTTTGTCGTTCCCGTATAGGCCACGACATTCGCAGTCTTTGTCACTGCGGTGACCACGCCGGAAGCATTGCCCGCAAAGGTGATATTTTCGTTGGTCAGGAACACCACAGAGGCGTTTTTGCCAGCAGCGCCGGTGCCGCCAGTCGCACCGGTTGCGCCATCCTGCACCTTGTAAATGCTGGTCGTATCGCCGATGCTGTCATCCGAGGTCGTAATGCGGATGGATGCCGCAGAACCATTGAAGATCGCGTGAGTCGGCTTGACCACAAGCGTGGCAGCAGTGATGCTGGCGTTGTCACTGGTAGTCGGGTAATCCGTCCATGCACCACTGGCATTCTTGTACTGCCACTTGCCCATAGTGACATTCTGCAGATTCGCGGTCAGCGTGATCTGCGCAGGAGCCACATTGCTGTCCTTATCGTACTTGAACACCTGCTCGCCGCTGATCCACGCGCTCTTCGCGTTTTCGCCGGTGGATACCAGAGCAAAGGTAATGTCCGCGGTCGCATTGATGGGCAGACCGGTATCCGGATCGGTATAGGTCACATAGGCAATGTAGGTCAGCAGACCGCTGGCCACGCCGGACAGCTTGTTCTGCGTAACTGTCAGCACATTACCGGAGACTGCTTCACCGGTGGTCAGGTTGGCCTCGGAGCCGGAACCCTCCTTACGCTTCCAAGTAATGGTCAGCGCAGAGTTGTTCAGAGCAATGGCAGTCTGGTTGGCATAGACTACCGGGGTGATGACCAGCTTTCCCGCCGTGGTTGTCCAGTTGGGCTGGTAAGAATTTGCGTTGACGTCATGGATCTGTGTGCGCGGCTGATTGGAGCCGAGGTATGCAGACAGACTCTTGCCGTCAGACAGGTCGATGATCGTTTTCGAGCCGGTTGCGATAATAGCCATGAATTACTCCTCCTCATCAATGAGTTCACAGTTGTAGGTTGCGCTGTACAGCACATCCCGCACTGTCAGCGTGAACGCCTTCATGCCCACGTGGGCAGCATTCCATAGTTCGTCCGCGGTCGGGTCTGCCGAGGTGCGAATCCATCGGAATCTTGCCGCGTCAATCGTATCGGTCACATTCTGACTGCCGTGCCACACGCGCACAGAGAGTGCTGTGGACTGGATGCTGTCAGACAGAATGTCCGAAGAAGAGATGATCTCCAGACGATAGCCCAAAAGCGTGTCCATGTCGGTGTAGACTTTCTGGACACGCTGATTGATGCCGGTGTTGCTGGAGAGGTCGAGTGTCTTTCCGAAGTCTGCTGCCACATGTGAGGTGGTCAGTGTACCGGCCTTGATGTTTGCGCCTGTGATGGTTTCACCGGCGATTTCATTGCCAGTAATGGTCCCGGAAAGAATCTCGTTTGCAGTTATGGTCTTTGATGCGATCTCCGCGGCAGTGATACTGTGTGCGACGATCTTGTCTGCCGTAATCGTGCGCTCGGTCAGCACATAGCCATCAATTGTGTCCACCTGTGTGGAGACCAGTTCGCCCATATTGTTGATGGCGTAGATGATGCTCTGTTCACTGCCTCGGATGATGAGCCGTTCGACAGACAACTGCCCGGCAGTGATCTTGTTTGCGGTCAGTTCCACGATCTTGGCATCCGTGATGGAGCCATCCGCAATCTGAGCTGTTCCTACAGCACCCTGTTCAATAAGCGCAGCAGTGATTGCGCCAAGGGCGATCTTTGCCGTTTCGATGGCGGCATCCTGTATCTGTGCAGAGGTAATTGCGGCCTGCGCGATCTTCGCCGTGGTAACAGCAAGGTCATCGATCTGCGCAGAGCCAACGGACATATCCGCAATCTTGGCACGGGTCACAGCGGCATCGGCAATCTTCGCAGACTGGATCGCGCCGTCTACGATGTTTGCAGTATCAATGGCAGCACCGGAGATGTGCGCATTGGTGATGGCGGCATCCGCAATTTTCGCACTGTCAATGGCACCGTTCTCGATATGGGCGTTATGGATGGCACCATCCACGATTTTGGCATGTGTGATCGCACCGTCATGAATGTTGGCTTCCTGAATTTCACCGGCACCGATGTGCGCGGAATTGATCACGCCGGTCTCGATCTGAGCAGAGCCAATGGCGGCATCCGCAATCTGTGCCCGGGTAATGCTGGCATCCTCGATCTGTGCTGCGCCGATTGCGGCTTCCGCGATCTTGCCGCGGGTCACCGCCATGTCCTCGATCTTTGCTGTGGTGATGGCGGCATCCTCGATATGCGCTTCACCGATAGCTGCCTGCTGGATGTGCGCCGAGCCAATAGCGGCAGTTCGGACCTGAAGGGAGCCGACCGAGCCGGACTGCAGCTGACCAGCACCAACAGAACCGAGTGCCAGCTTTGCGCCGCCGATGGAACCGGCGGCCAGCTGACTGGCAGAGATCGTACTGCCCTCAAGACCATCCACTGCTGTGCCGAGAACACAGGAGGTGTACTTGTTCAACAGGCAGTCATAGGTGTACTGCGTCATCCGCAGGGCAACTATCAGGCCCAGTTTGGGAACGACCACACGAACGGCATCGCCCAGATAAATGCTGTGCAGGATGCCGAATGCAGCGTACTCCTCGGTATCGTCCACGCTGAGAAAGTCCACATCCAGTGACACTGTCGGCAGGTCGCAGCCGTTGTCCAGCTCCTTCTGTGCAGCTTCGCGCAGCTTGGCGTACACATCGTTCTTGCTGGTGTCATCGTCCTCTTTGGCATCGCTGACCGAGAGGTGGCCCCATTTGACATGCGGATATGCGCCGATGTTCGGACTGTCGATGTGCTTCTCCGGAAGGTAGAGGATGTTGCCATCCTTGTCTTCGCCGGTCGGCACAATGCGGGTGGTCACGCCGGATTCATCCACATCATAGGAAATGCCCAGCAGGTTTTTGCCCTGACGGATCTCCACATCGGTATCCCTGCCGACACGCTGAACAAGGTACACGTCGTACCAGTCACGCGCCAGCTCGGCAGAGTATTTGCCGATGATACCTTCGTCACCCAGCATGGCCTCCACCGGGTTGATGTGCTCAAAACTGAGCTCATCTGCCGTACCGGTCAGGTCGGTGTACATGGTGAAGTCGTGCTCTGATTCACAATGACTGAGCACCGCATGCGCTGCTGTCGAGCCGCCGATGGAACCATCCGGCTTATAGCTGAGGATCATATTGTCCATGAGGTCGTAGAAGATGTGTCGGGCGTAGACCTCGACCTCTTTCAGCGTGGGAACGATGCGGTAGATACGAAAGGGCTGATCGCGCAGCTGTCGTGATTCCACGACCTGTCCGGTAGCTGTTGTAGATGAACCCTCTGTGCGGGCGAAGGTCAGGTATTCCGTGGACATGTATCCACGTTTGCCGTCCGGGGCTGTTACCTCATACCAGCTGTTGTTGGTCTTGGCAATCAGCACGACTTCCTTGCCCTTGGCGTACTGACCGAGCCGCTTATAATTCGTACCGGGGCCGGAGCGCAGATTCAGTTTGCCGGACTTGGTGGTGATCTTGTACACGGACCAGCCTGCGCTTTGATTGACCATTGCCACCCTCGGGGTCATGGCCGCAGGAACAGGAGCGCGGATGATGCAGCCGACCTGCAGGTATGTCCACTTATCACGGTCATCCAGCGGGTGCGTCATGGACAGCTCCCATTCGCCGTTCAAGGTCTCGGTGACGGTGCAGGTCGTTGGCGTAAGGACGCACAGACCATTGTTCGCAAAGTCAGCCGCGTCTGCGGGATAAACAGAGATCATGGGCGTCCTCCTTTCCATTTATAGTGTGCGCCAGTTGGGTGTGATCACGATCCGGCTGACATCGCCGACCCAGTTGACATACGCACCGACTGACGGAATCTTGGGATACTCACCGGACATGCAGCCGTTCTTGCTGGTGTAGTTCTGGTAGCACTCCAGCTTCGGCGTGTCGATGGTGACGGTACCGGTCACGCCGGTCAGAGAGAACATGTACCCGCCGATGGTGATTTCCGCATCGCCGGAGAGCGTGACATTGATGACCGGCTCAGAAGCAATCCTGCCGGGATTGGCAATGAATGTCCCGGATGTCGTGACGGTAATATTGTCTGCCGTCAGATTGAAAAACGGCTGACAGCGAAAAGTCACAGCGAAGGTACGATTCGGGTGTCCGCGCAGGATCTTCTCAAACTCGATCTGATTGACCACGCGGGCATAATAAAAGCCACCCTGCCGATTGGCAAAGGTGACTGTGCCGCTTCCTCGAAGCCATGCGGCAATCTCGGTCAGCCGGTTTGTGTTTTCTATGAAGCAGGTGCAGGTCAGAAGCATATCATCGTACACATCTTCGTCCTCCAGAACAGTAAGCGTTCCGGATCGTCCGGGTACGGCGGTGAATGTGCTTCTTTCCGCAGGCAGTGTGATGGGTGGATGCTCGGATACATGAATGCCGTACTCTGTGCATTTCTTTCCATTCCACTCGAACCAGTCAGTCAATGGCATCGCCTCCTTGATAGTATAAGAAAAGCGCTGCCGGTTAAGGCAACGCTTCGTGAACTAAAGATAGATACAGCGGAGTAAGGTTTGAACGACAAACTGAGGTTTATAGATTACTATTTAACCAGTTTTGAAGCTCATCAAAATTATAATCTCCCTTTAAAGCTAATCCTTCTTTTATTATTGAATTTTTACATTCCTTTTTATAATTTTCAATCATTCTCCCAAACCCACCACCACCATGAGTGCAGAATGGGATGATTGTTTTTCCACTTAAATCAACGGTCTTCAAAAATGTCAATACAGGAGGAGCAAAAGTTTTAAGCCAGTTTGGAGAACATATAAAAATCATCTCTGCATCGCCAACAGACTCCGCTCCTTCTGCAAGTGGCGGGCAGTATTCATTTTCAATTTCATGTCTTGTTTCTTTCACAGCTGTATTGTATGAAAATGAATAAGATTTTTGTGGTTTCAATTCTCTCAATTCGCCATCTGTAATCAATGCAATATCTTCTGCCAATCTTCTTGTATTTCCTGAATACGAATAATATACAATCAATAGTTTCAATGCTATTTCCCCCTATAAATTCTAATTTATCTACTTCGCTAAAGAACACTATAGCTCATCAGAGCCATAAATATTATAGCACAAAAAGCCCGAAAAAGATAGGAGCGCATCGTTAAGACACGCTCCCATAAACCATCAGTCTACCCGGCGAATCCGGTCGAAGCCATGAACGGCACCGAGTGATGAACCGTTTTCCCACGAAACATGCACCGTACCAGTGTCATCGACATGAAGCACCTTACCGCGCAGCCCCGCAGGCATGTCGCGGTAAGGATCACACATCTCAATCAGTTCCACAGTGCATCCGGCAGGATACAGTTCACGTAGATGCGCAAGCACCTCGGGACGAATGTGAAAAGCCATCATAGCGGCGTCCTCCTTTCCTTCAAGGGTAGCGTATCTATCACTCTGAATGCCGCAGAAGTCAAGTGGTTACGCCATCTTTAACCCGCGGCCATGCTGCCTGCGCCGGGTAAGTGTGGCGATCTCGATAGCCAGAGACTGCACGTCCTTCTCATCGCGGATATAGAATGTGCTGCCGGTGAAGTTGACGCTGGAATCCTGCTGATAGGTGTGCGTGTTCGTGGTGCTCACAGGTGTGATGGTACCTTCCTTGGCCTCGCCGGTCAGGAAGCGGCTGGCGTTTCGGATAACAGAGGCCTGCTCCTTCGATTCCCGAAGAATGCCTTCGCCGAAACCGCGCATGGCCATCGTACCAACCTCATCACGGAAAACGCGGGAGGGAGAATGAATCTGCAGCTCGGTTTTTGCTGCGGTGACAGCAGACTTGGCTGCCGCCTTCATGGCGGCGATAACGCCGGAGCGGCCTGCGATGATACCGGCCTTGAGACCGGCCATGGCGTTCACGCCTACGGAGCGCATGCTCATGACAGAGATGCCGGTTTTCAGCGCACTCTCCACTGAACTGCCTACGGCACTTCCAGCTGCGCTCATGTCGTAGCCGCTCATGCCTTCCGCAATGCCAGCGGACACATATTCACCGATAGGCATCATGCGCTTTGACGGCGAATTGATGATAAACGCGCCCTCAAGTACCGATTCAAGATTGCTGGCAACGGTCTCTGCGGTGGTGTCCATACCGGCACTGGTCATGCCTTCTGCGATACCGCCGATGATGTCCTGTCCGACGCCGATGGCATCCATCAGGGAAACGAGCTCTTGTATCTCCTGCAGCTTGGCCACAGCATCATCGGACAGTTCCTCGCCGTTGTTGATGGCAGCAATGCATTCCGTCACGAAGGTCGTGATGTTGCCGATCTCGGTCGGGTCAAGGTAGTTGGAAATCGTGTCCGCTGCGGCCTTTCTGTCCCAGCCGTCCATCCAGCCGCCGATGTTCAAGAATGAGTTCATCTCACCCTTGATTCTGGTCAGGTACTCATTAAGCCGCTTCATATCGGCAAATGTATCATCGCCGAACATCTTAGCGCCGATGGAACCCTGATGCTCGGTGGAATTGAGTGCGGCAGCAGCAGTCTCGACAGATTCCTGTGTGCCCTGAACCTGCGGCGTAACCAGCACATGAATGGTGCCGTCCTCATCGAGAGCCGCAACGGTGCTGGCAGTCAGCAGCTCCGTAGGAACTGCAGTGACTGGGATCTCAATGCCGTTCAGATCGTAGAACCTGACATTGTCCTCGGACAGCGCGTCCTCCGGGTCCTGATAGATCTCACCCAAACGCACGATGCCGGTGACGGTGACCGGGTGCTGCGAAACAAACTGATTGTAAGCCGTCAGGTCATAACCGGTGATGGCAATGACCGTGGAAGGCTTTGGTGTTGTCACGCCTGCGGCAGTCTGGTATTCCGTGACCACTGCCGTAAACGAGGTAAGCAGCGCAGATTTGTCACAGCCGGTAGCCTCCGCAAAGGAAGAAACCATCGCTTCGATCTGGTCAGGCTTTAGCTTGGAAAGGTCGATGCCTTCAGCCTCGGCGTAGGCCACGACCATTGCCGTGATGTTATCCGGAGTAAGCGAAGTGGTCAGCGCACCGCCAGTCACTTCCTCATAGGCCAGCACAAAGGCAGTCAATGCTTCCGGCGTGATACCGCTCATGTCCACACCCTGTGCCTGCGCATAGGAAGAAACGTAAGCAACGATCTCTTCCGGCTTCAGCGTACTGATATCTGCACCTGCTGCCAGCTCCTGATAGCCTGCAACAAACGCCGTGATGTTCTCCGGCGTGATGCCGCTGGTGTCGGCCCCGGTCGTGGCTTTTGCGTAGGTGCTGACATATGCGACAAGGCCTGTCGGCGTGAGCGATGCTGTGCTTGCTCCTTCCGGAATCTCAGTGTACTTATCGACGAACGCTGTAATGAGCGGAGCCTGTGCGGCACCTTCGGCATCCGTGTTGTACTTGCTGATGATTGCCTCGGTGGTGATTGCGCCGGGATTGGCTGCGAACTCGTCCCATCGTGCCTGCGCACCGGTCATGTCCAGATCAGTGGTGATCGTCAGCATTTCCTCCGGAATGGCCTCGCCGAACATTGATTCAAGGCCCGGCAGCATGCCCTTTCGGGTGGAAAGGAACTGCTGGACGGCAGCAATCTGGTCAAGCGCAGTCGAGAAGTCAATTTCAGGGAACATCGCCTGAACATCTGCTTCTGACATACCATTATCCAGCAGGGACTGGATCTGTGTCAGCAGACCGATATACTCGATCATGCTGGTCTCGTCCATGCTGGAGGTCAGCTCATTCATCTGTTCGAGGATGGCAGGGCGATCTGTTTCAGCAGCAACGCTGTACTCTCGCATCAGCTGGATCAGAGAACCGATATCCGTCCCGGCCTGCTGAATATCATCCTGATTCCATACAGGCATGATTATATCCTGAAGCAGCTGAGCGTACTCAAGCGCAGCGGCCTTTCGTTCTGCGTTGTATCGGGTATTCAGATCAGCCAGCGCTGCCTCCCGCTCGGCTTCATCCGTGATCAGCTGGATGAGTGCATATTCGGCATCGTACTGATCGTTCAGCTCCTGATTTGTAGCAGCCATGCCCTGTGCGGCGGCAACCATTGCGTTCTCATATACGGAAATATCCGCATCGGTCGCGCCCTTGGCCTGCGCACGGGCCACCTCGGCCTCCAGCTTGCTGCGGATCGTATCGAAGCCGGTGTCTTCACCCTCGGCGGGAACCAGATGATAGCGCACCATAATGGTGTTCCGCTGATTGACCAGCTCCTCAAGCCGCGCCTGATCGTCGGCAGTGAAATTCTTGCTCTGACGCTTTTTCAGCAGCTTGGCGATCTCCTTGTCCATGCTGTCAAGGGCATCGAGGTCAGCCTGCATCTGCGTGGAAAGGCCGGTATATCCGTGTGCGTCTGCCTGACTTTTCAGCTCCGTCAATCCGTCTCGGGTGGTTTGGGTCAGGGACTTCCAACTGTCAGTCCACTGGGTAACAATCTCATTGGTTTCCTTTTTGCCATCGGACCAGACTGCCAGCAGACCGGTCAGCCAGTCCTGTGCGGCTGCAATGCTTTCCCGGCTGGAGGATTTGAAGTTGTCCGTGGACATACCGAAGAAAGACAGGCCTTTACTGCCGGTATAAAAGGTGTTCGCTGCTGTGTTCTTCCAGTCCTCAGCAGTCTTCTTCATGCCTTCCAGCGCTTCACGCGCCTTCTTCGCACCGGAAACATAGTCAACGATTGCAACCGTAGCCGCAATGGTGGCAGCGGCCACTGCAAACCAGAATGCCGGTGAACTGCTCAGGACGGTCATGAACCCTTTGAACCCGCCGCCTGCTTTGCCAACGGCGGTGGCAAACGTACCGAGTCCCTTGCTGATGGTGCCGATGGTTTTGGTCAGCTTGCCGATGATCAGGATGACAGGACCAATGGCTGCGGCAAAGGCAGCCCATTTAATGATCTGCATCCGCTGTGAGCTGTCCAGCGCCATCAGCTTGCTGATGATCTCACTGGCACCATCAATCAGTTTCCGGATCGTCGGATTCAGATCATCGCCGATGGTCTGGGCAAACAGCATGGCAGAGTTTTTCAGGTTGGTCAGTTTGCTGGCCGTGGTGGCATAGCGCTGTTCAGCAACGGAAGCCAGCTCTGTGCCGGAGCGCCATGCGGAGTTTGCAGTAGCCTGCGTACTCGAGAACAGGTCAGTTGCATTGGTCGCACGGAGGATAGTATCACGCAGGCGAATTTCGCTGATGCCGATCTCATCCAAAACGGCGATTGCAGAGATGCCTTCTTCATCCATCTGGGACAGACCGACGATGAATGCCTGAAATGCCGCAGCAGGATCAGAGTCCCACAGGGTTTTGAACTGTGCACCGGTCATGCCGCAGACCTTGCCGAAGTCCTCCAATGCCTCGCCGCCGGTGGCAGAGGCAACCTCCATCTTGATGAGGGCTTTTGACATGGACGAACCGCCCATCTGTGCCTCAATACCAAGAGAGGACAGAGCCGCGGAGAAGGCCAGCACCTGCGATTCCGACAGACCGACCTGCTTACCGGCACCGGCCAGTCGCAGGGACATCTCCATGATCTCGGATTCGGTGGTAGCGTAGTTGTTGCCCAGCGCGACCAGCGTGCTGCCGAGGTTTTCATATTGGTCTGAGGACATGCCCATGATGTTGGCGAAACGGGCAATGGATGTGGCGGCATCATTTGCAGTCATGTCCGTAGAATTGCCGAGGTTGATCATGACTTCAGTGAAGTCCATCAGGTCTTCCGTGGCAATGCCCAGTCGGCTTGCGGAAGTGACAACACCGGCGATCTCCGTGGTGGAGGCCGCCAACTCGGTGGACATCTGCTTGATGCTGGTGGACAGCTCGCCAAACTCTGCCTCCGTTGCGTTGGTGACCTTGCGGACATCGGTGAAGGCAGATTCAAACTCAATGCTGGCATTGACTGCAGTGGTTGCCAGTGTGGTGATCGGCGTAGTCACATACATGGACAGGGTCTTTCCCATGCGGGTCATGGTCTGTCCGACCTTGGTACATTTATCGCCGAATTCCGTCAGGCTTTTGCCTGCGGCTGTCCACGCGGACGCAGCAGTCCGCAGCTGCTGATTGGTCTGCGTCAGCTGCGCCCGCAGAGAAGCCAGTGCCGCACGGGCGTTGTTCAGGCTGGTCTGTGCATCAATGACGGCATCATTGGCCTGCCGGATCTTCGTGGGATCGTTGGCCTGCTGTGCCGCTTCGAGCTGCTGCTTTGCTGCTTCCAGCGCTGCCTCATACTGCGTGACAGCCTGCTCCTGCAGAGTGATTTTTTCCTGCAGCAGGGTCATCTTTGCGGCAAGCGCAACAGTGCTGGTATCCATATCCTTGATGCCAGCGGTAGCCAGCTTGAACCGGCTCTCGGCCTGCTGCATCTGCTTACCAATGGTCGTGAGCGCATTTTTTGCGACATCAATGGCAGCACCCGCGGCATTCCACTGAGTCTGGGCCAGAGCCAGTTCCTGATTGGTCTGTGCAATGGCGGCCTGTGTGGAGCGCATGGCTGCATTGGCCTGATTCAGCTTGACATTTGCCGTAGACACAGCATCCGCGGCATTCTGCGTAGACTTCTTCAGGGCCTCGTTCTGGCCTTCCAGCTTTTTTACCTCATCACTGGCCAGTTTGTATTCATCCTTCAGGGCATCGAGGTTCTGCTTTGCGGCGATGGTCGCAGAATCACTCTCGCCGAGGGTGTTCTTGTAGCCATCGTATGCCGCCTGTGCCCGCTGTACCTGATCGGCCAGATCAGCCTGCTTCTGCCGTGCATCCTGCAGACGCTGGGCATAGTCATTCTGCCGGTCGTAGCATTCCTGCAGCTTGTCACGGGCAGCGGTCAGTGCCTTTTCGTACTGATTGACCGCATCAGCCTGCAAAGATAGGGTGCGCTCGAGCGTATTCAGCTTGGAAGTCAGGCCTTCAGTGGTCTGCTCGAAGTTCTGAATACCGGCAGCGGCAAGCTGAAACTCAGACTGTGCCTCCTGTATCTGCCGCTGGACGGAACGAATATTACGGGTGAAGTTATCGGTATTCAGGGACAGGGATACCACAAGATCGCGCAGGGATTCAGCCATTATTGCTCACCACCTTTATCAGCCTGCATTTGGAGCGAGTCCCGGCCACACTGCATCAATCGTCGTGTGCCGGGGTTCCTTCTTTGTTTTTTCTCTGCGGGCACTCCATGCGCGAAGCCGGAGAAAGCCGAGCATGTCCATGCCGTCGATCTCCTGCATACGCCAGCCGCCCTCGAGAAGAGAGTTATAGGTCGAATAGATGAAATCAGGCAGCGTCATACCAGACTCGGATTGTCCGTCTCCGCTGCCTTCGTAGGGAAATCACTGAGAATATTGGTGGTCTGCGTCTGCACCGCCATCAGCGCGAGGGCGATGTCGTGCATCAGCCTGTCCACCGGATAGTGGTCCAGAATGTCATCCGGCGTGAACTGATTGCCGAACAGCAGGCAGAACCACTTGATCATTTCATCCATAGCCTCGCCAATGGTCAGGCTGCCGGTATCCACGTCCTCACCCTTGAGCGCGGCATTGGAGATGGAAACGATCCTGCCGTACATTTTGGCGGCGGGTTCCATCTCACGCAGGGCGCGGCCACTGACAAAGTCAACGGTATATTTCTTGTCACCAAGCGTACAGGTAATCATAGGCCCTCCTCAATAATCACAGTCGTTGCGGTACTGGGGATCAAACTGTACCGGCTCATCCTTGGCAATGCACTCACGGATGATGCGGATGTTGTCCTCGGGTGTTTTCCCGGGATAGCCAATGCCGCGGGCAAAGGGGTACGAAGCATGGAAATGATCAAAGTAATCATCCATCGCTTTTTCAAACTCACTCATCGGTTTCGTTTCCTTTCTGTCAGCATTTCCCGGTACACCTTGTAGGTCTCGGGAAAATAGTCCTTGATCGCCTTCAGAGAGCCCGGATGTGCGGCCTCTGCAGAAGTGATCTCTGCGAATATCTCCTTGCCATTGCCTCGGGTCGACCAGTAATTCAGGCCGTGACCGGCACCCAGCGGGTAGGCCACGCCGATACCGGCACCTTCCATCATGTCAGAGATATCGCTGCGGTCTCTGTGTGAATATTTGCCGCGGGCTTCACTGATGATGAAGCGGGCAGCTTCTTCCCGGGACAGTCCCGGACGAATTCGCTGTGCGCGGGCAATGTGTGCTTCCAGTTCACGCTTGGCGGTGCTGCCGAGCAGGCCGCCCTTGTACATGTCTGAGTACGCCCGGTAGCCGCCTCCACCAAGTTCACGGGCTATCAGGTAGTCCGTCATATGCCCATATTCATGGAAAACCGTGGAGTATGGGGTTGAAATGGAGTCACCGCGGGCAACATAGTCGATACCAAGGTGAACGCTGTTGTCACCCGGTGAGTAATACGCTTCGTCAGAATCTCTATTCATGCGTGATGCTCGAAAGGAAGCACCGAAGTCTTCCCAAAGCTCCTGTATATGTGCGGGGGCGTTCTGAATCAGCGACAGGATCGCCTGTGCATGAACCAGACCATACGCCCTTTCAAGAAAGCTCTGCGCACCGGCGAGCCGTCCGGCGAGCCGTCCGGCACCGCCGCCACCGCCACGATGGCTGGAACTTCCACGTCCACCCATAGGCTGTCACCTCCGTTTTCTGGCATGAACAGCCTTGTAGAAGGGGTCGTGGTGTTCAATGATGCCGCCGCATTCGGGCGGGACATCGCCGAAGAAAATGATCCGCGCTGGCCAGAGCCGGAGAAGCATTTCGTTGTAGCCCCTAATGAACAGCTGTCGAGCAGCGGGATTCTTTTGCGTTCCCACAGATGAGACCGCAACAGTGCCGCCGACCGGCTCACCATCAAAGCACCAGTCAAAACTGCTTTCATCGCTCCAGCAGATGGTCGGAATGACCGTCAGGCCCAGCCACTGCCAGTACGCGCCCAGCAGGTGCTTTCGGTAGTGGTTATAGATCTGCACGGCAGGAGGATAGTCTGTAAACAGGCTGAAATCCGGCGTCATCACGGCACCAAAGCCACCGAGCAGATCAGCGTATCGGACGGGATCATTCCATACGCGGGCAAAGAGATAATCGTCAATGAAAAAGTGGATGCCGGTGTTGTCCCGGTCATCCACGGATCTGAAATTGTTGAATGCACACCAGTCAAGCTGCCGATCAAACTGTACCGGAGAAAGCGGAGGGATACCGAATGCTCCTACGCCATCGGCACAGGTGAACTCAAGGTTATGACCATTGCGCTTCAGTGCTTCCAGAGACATTCGGCTCACCTCCGATCATCAGGTCGTGGCGAAGCTGGGCTCGTATACGGAAGCGAGGAAGGTCTTGCCCTTATCAGCAGTGAAGCCGTTCTGACCCTCATCGGCAACCGCCTGATAGCGATTGTCGTGAGTACGCTTGATCGCCTTCCATTCGACTTCACCGGTCTGACGGGTCACGCTGGTGCCCTCACGGGTAGCGTAGTTCTCGGTCACGGGCTTTGCGCGGACCTTGTACAGCCACACATAGCGGTAGGAGCCGTCAGCCTTTTCAGACTTGAAGCCCACAGCGAAATAAGGCGGCTGGTCACTGGAAGTGCGGACGAGTACGCCGTTCTCGTCGATCTTGTTGCCGAAGATCTTTTCCTGAATGACCAGCGGAATGTCGGCCATCTTGGTCTTGAAGGACAGCTCAGGATCGGGATAGAGAACGGAGAATTCCACGTCATCGGCAAACTGCTGATCGGGATCAGCATTGTCAGGCGTGATGGATGCTTCGATGGCACCGGCCATCAGCTGAAGATCACCATAGCTGTGGCCTTCATCGTTATCGGTCAGAAGCGGCGCAATGACCACGTTCTTCAGACCGATGGTGGAAGCAACCTGAGGAGAAGCAGTAGGAGTTGCCATAGAGAATTACCTCCTTATAAATGGTCGATTGCATCCCGCAGGCCGTCACGGATGATGCTGTACGCTTCATCCTGTTTAACATCGAATGCGGGACGGACAAAGGGATGAGCAGGAGCCGGTGCAGGGCCGCCATGCCCGTATTCGACCGGGTTTGCGTAGTAAGCGTCAGCCTCCGAATGGTGAACACCAATCGTGATGGTCTGCCCGCTGTACCGGCGCTTTTTCACCTTGCCGATCAGGATGGACTTGTGCAGGTCTCCTGTAATGATTTTGGGGTCGGATGAAGCGTTCTGCTTCATCTGAGTGTGTATGGGCTGCGCGGCATCCTGCAGAATGCGCCGGGCAGTCGGAGCACCGGTATCATTGGCGTCCATTGCCTGCGACATTCTGCCGATGTCATTCATAAAGGCATCAAAGCCGTCGGTCTCAAGTGGAACCGTAATGCACCTCCTCGCGCCAGCACCATGTCCACTGAACAGTGAACTGCCGGGTGGCGGTATCATACGCGGGCTGGTTATAGCCCTTGTCGGATTCCTCCACCATGGTGAAGTCGTAGTTATACATGGCCTCGCGGATCGCGTCGGCGGTATCGGAAGGATCGCCGTCACTCCACAGGTTCATGTACACGAAGGTACGGGTGGCGCAGACATAGTCATCCTGAAATGCAGCCTCGGTCGTGGTCGTAGAATAGACCACATACTGCTCGGGCGGGTTCTGCGAAGAAGAGGTAGCCCGCCATACACCGGCCATAACGGGTACGCCGATGTGCTTGAGCGCTTCCTGTACATGCTTCATCCGCTGACACCCTCCGCAATGCTGGCCTTAAGGCCCAGATAGTCGCGCCGGAAGCTATATTCACCGAGCGTGGAGATGTTCCACTTCTTACCGCGGAACTTCACCCACATGCCGGGAACCACATCGGCCCGGTAGCGAATGGTGAAGTTGACCACAGCCTCCGTGTTCATCACATCCGCGCTGCGGTAGTGCTGGTTTCCGGCATCCGTTGCGTCTGCCCATACACGGCACAGCACAACGTCCCTGGAATCGGGATAGCCGTTCTCATTGACGGTGTTCTCCGTGTATCCGATCTCAATACGATGCCGCAGATGTCCGGGATGCGGCGAGCCGTCGAAGTTCTTGTAACCACGCAAGCGTCACCACCTCCTCAAAACATCTTGTCGACATCGCGGTACGGATACAGCAGATTGTGAAACGCCGTCATCATGGCGTTGTACACACTGCGCTCGGCGATGTCGCGGTTCTCATAGTAATGACTGACGAACAGCAGCACAGCCAGACGAACCGGCTGTGCCACTGCGGCCACATCTTCAAAGGAAACCCGGCAGTAATCCTCGGCCACAGCCTGTGCCTGCTGAATGAGTGATTCGATGTACTCGTCCTCGTCATCATCCTCGATACGCAGGTGTGCCTTGACCTCGTCAACGGTCACAATCAATTTGCATCACCGCCTTATCAGTCAGGGCATCACTCGGCGCTGTTCTGCGCCGAGTCGGCAGCCATCAGTCCAGCACCACGGAGTGCTGCCAGCAGCTGGTTGAAATCCTCGCGCAGAGCTGCAGTTGTGGTGGCCTTGCTGTCCGGGACAAACGGCAGCGGAGCAGACGCAGCGGACTGCGGAACATCCAGCAGGCCTTCTGCGCCTTCCACGGTAGATCCCGGAAGGAAGGTGAGTTTGCCGCCAATGACAAGCTCATTCCCGCCATGAGCAAAATAGTTCTTCGTAGCGAAGTCACTCATGGTGCTTCACCTCACGCCTTCATCTGCAGGCACTTCACGGCCTCGGGCAGGATCAGCTTGCCGTCCACGCGCTCGGAGGACAGGAAGCCTACCTGACCGTTAGGCGCATACAGCTCGTTCAGGCGCTGGAAGCGGCGGCCCTCACGGTCGGCCACCCAGTAGTAGTTCATGTCCCCGAAGATGATGGGCTTGGCACCCGCACCCAGCACCGGTACAAAAGGAGAAGTGTACACGGGGCGGTTCAGGATGGTGTCAGGCGTACCGGCGGTCACGGAGGGCTGCCAGATATAATCACCGTTGCCGTTCTTCAGCTTACGCAGTGCCTTGACGGTGGCATCGTTCATGATGAACACGGCATTGCGGCGGTAAGGAGAACGCAGCGAGTAGTACAGGTCCATGACATCATCGAAGCTGATAGCAGTGGAGCTGGTCGTAGTCAGGCCGACCTGTGCACCGACGTCCTTGCCATCCACCTGATCGGCGAGGATGCCCAGCGGCTTGCCATCACCGTCACCAACAAAAAATGCCTCCTCTTCGGCAGCACCGATTCGGCGGGCAAATTCCTTGGAGATATAGGACGGGACATCGAACACGGAATCATGGAGCAGCTCATCGGAGACCTTGATGGTCGTGGCCAGCTTGAACGCGCCAATAGAGATCTGACCGAAGGTGTCATCACTCTCGGGATAGGCAGCGTTTTCATCGATCCACGCGGCAGTACCGTGAGAACGGACCACGGGGATCTTGCGGTCACCGGAGCTGGTGGTGATGACGTGGGCCAGCTGACGGAAGATGTTCTGCTCCTGCAGGGCATCGATCAGCTGACGCTCGTACTCGTCAGGGACAAGGAAGCCGCCGTGATCGTCCTCGCCGATCTTCAGCACATTATAGATCTCATGAGGGACGGACTTGTCGCGCATGGCACGCCAGAAGGCAGTGCGGTATTCATCGGACGCGGAGCCGGTCTTGCGGGGCTTGTCCTCGGGATGGCCGGGCTTATCCACCAGCGGGCGGCTGGTGGGACGGTCAAACTCCAGATCAATGGCCTCTTGACGCTCCAGGCGCTCGATCTCCTTGCCCATACGGACAACATCGGCCTCCATCTTGTCATAGGTGGCGGTATCCTCGGCAGACAGGGTGCCGTTGGCGTCCTTGCGGGACTCTACAAAGGCCTTGGCGGCATCCCACAGCTTTGCACGCTTTTCGCGCATGGAAAGAATCTCGTTCATAGGAAAACCTCCTCTTAGTAGGTGTATTTCAGGCGATCCAGCCTGTCAGTCAGGTCAGATGCGCTGGTTCGGGGTTCTGCCGGAACAGCAGGATCAGCCTCATTGCGAACGGAACGCCGCATAGGCTTGTGTCTGTCGACCCAGCTCTGGTACTTTGCCTTGGCATCAGTGATATCAACACGATGCTCGAAGGCGGCATTGGTAACACCGGCGGTAGGCTCGGTCATGACAGCATCGATGAACCCCTCCTGCAGGGCCGCATTTGCGTCCATCCATGTGGTCGCAGTCATCATGGCAGCCACATCGTCGCGGCTGTGCCATGTGCGCTGGCAGTACATGTTGATGATGCTGTTCTTGCAGGCGCGAAGCACATTCTGGGCCTGCTCAAGATCAGCCTCATTGCCGTAGGCACCCATGATGGGGTCGTGGCACATGAACAGACTGCCGGGCGTCATCTCCAGTCGGTTCGCGGCCATTGCCAGCACGGTCGCGGCAGAAGCAGCAGTGCCGGAAACAATGATGTGGATATTGCCCGGATAGGCCTTCAGCTCGTCATACATCTGCGTTGCCGCATTGCAGGAGCCGCCATAGCTGTTCAGGATGATGCGCACATCATCACCGGGCTGCATATCCGGGGCGTACAGCTCATCGTGCAGAGAACCGGGTGTGATTTCATCACCAAACCAGACCTCATCATCGATGTAGCCGTTCAAGTGGATCTCTCTCAAGTGGAATCATCCTCCTTTGGTTCTGTAGGTTCGTCAGTCTCTGCGGCAGGATCGACCGCCGTTACTGCCTTGACTACCTGAGTCAGGCCGCACACATTGACGGGGATCATGTTGCCGTTGACCAGATACACATTGCCGCCGTCATCATCGGAGAGCGGGTTCAGGTTTTCCAGCTCACGGATGTCATTGGCGTTCATCCAGCCGTTCTGACGGGCAATCGCGTAGCCTTCCATGCGGGATTTGTAGTCACCGCGCATGAGACCGTCCAGATTGAACTGCACATAAAAGCGCCCCTTCTCGGCATCCGAGAAAAGAGCGCGGTTCATGGCCTGTTCAATTCGTACCAGCCACGGTCGTATCGTGTGAACGGCAAAGCTGATGGACTGGTGTTCAATATTTGAGAAGGTGGCGCGATCAAGATCGCCGATCATGTGCGGCGGTACCCTGAATATCCGGCAGATCTCGCTGACCTGAAACTTGCGGGTCTCGAGGAACTGTGCCTCATTATTGGGCATGGTCAGCGGCTCAAAGTGCATGTTTTCTTCCAAAACCGCAACCTTACCGGCGTTTGTGGAGCCGGTAAACGCTGCATTCCAGCTGGCACGGAGTGCTGACGGGTCCTTTACTGTGTTCGGATGAACCAGAATGCCCGACGGACGCGCACCATTGGAGAAGAACTTGCTGCCGTATTCCTCTGCGGCAATGCCGAGGCCAATCGCGCTCTTTTCCAGCGCAATCGGGCTGTAGCCGACCACACCATCAAAGCCAAGGCCGGGAATATGAAGCACATTCTCCGGCTTAAGCAGGCTGGTCTTGCCTTCGCTCGTAGTGTAGGTGTAGGTCAGATTGCCGCGGCTATCACGGTCGACCTCCATGTGATCCGGTATCAGCGGATAGATGCTGTCGATGTGATTGCGGCCTGTCCGGATAATCTGGCAGTAGGAATTTCCCCACAGCAGAAGGTGTGAAAGCATGGTCTCACGCCAGATGAAGGACGTCATTTCCTCATTGGGTTCGTCATGCAGCAGGTGGTACAGCGGATGCTCTGTAGCCTTTCGGCTGCCGTTGTCGGTGATTTCATACACATGCACAGGCAGGCTGGCGATGGTTTCGGCAATCACACGAACGCAGGCGTACACAGCAGAAACCTGCACAGCCGAGGACGGTGTGACGGACTTACCGGAAGAACTGGTGCCAAAGTAGAACGACGGTGCGGAGCTGACGGCATCACGGGGCTTGTCGCGTGCACGGAAGAGGCTGGATAATGGATTTTTCATATTGTCCTCCTGTTGAATAAATCTACATGGATGTCTTGTTTTTACAAACAGGATATTGATAAAACGTGCAAATGATACTATAATGTAATTGTCTGTGGGCAACATAGGCTACCATATATTATTTTGGGGTTCACACCCTGGAAAGGAGGTAGCACTATGGTGAATGTAACGGTCGAAATCGGCTGGAAGTTCGTCGTTGCCCTTGGCGTCGCAGTTGGTCTGCCTATCCTCGCTTCTCGCGTAGATGGTCCTGCTGCTGAGCGAGTTTTGACCAACACGGTCAATGCTTGTAGGGATTGTGCGAATGTTGTCAACAGCAATCGCTAATCTCCGCCGGACGTCAAGGCACGTAATCTTCGGATTATGTGCCTTTTCTTATACTGGCTTATCGGAGGTGCACATCGTAATGACTGTTAACAAGATTGCTATATGTCCAATCTGCAAAAAGCGTACATGGTTGCGGATAACAGACGGAGGATATTTGAAAGAATACCCTGTTCGTGTCCACTGTATGAATTGCCGCGCATTGATCAAAGGTGTATATGCCACAACAGGCGCAGTAACATCTCCCGGTAAGTTGACATTAGTCAACGCTGAATGTGTTATTGATCCAACATCAGATAGATGCAGTGGATCAGATTATGTAGCAGAAATATCGGGTGAACTTCCGTGTAAAAAGGTCAGAGTATGTGATGGAAATCTAAAACAGGATTCTGTCTTTTTGCGGACTGAACCACATATCGACATGATGCGCCGAATTGAACAGCTCAAAAAGTTTAATACCAATCTGGATGAATGGAAACGAACCAGAAGTACAGCTTTTCAGCTTCTCAATGAGGGCGGCATTGAGTACATAGCTGTTGCATTAGGCAATAGAATGGGTGATTATAAATACCAGTGCGACCATTATTTAAAATCACTTCATTGCCTGCAGTATATTGTTTTGACGGATACGCAGAATATTTTCTTTGAAGAGAGCCAGCATGAATGCATTCGAAAAATGATCAATCATATAGCACCAATTGATCGTGAAGCTCTCCATATGCTCATCGAACGGACAGGAGGTATAGCTAATCTTCTATCTGCTTACCGAAAAGTTGTGGAGGTGTTTTCTTCCTTCATGTCAATATACTCCAATCTTCTACCTGCAGAAACATTGATGCAGTATAGAGATAAAGATATTGATGATTTGGGAATAGCCACTTGCTCCTTCACAGACATAAAGACATTTTATCAGGATGCTTATGAAGCCCTATTGCCGTTGATGTACATTCCCATATGCATCGACAATATAATTCAGCGGAATGATTATCGTGTTTTCCATCCACGAGTATTTCAAGGCCTTCAGAAGCGCGGAGGACCTTATGCAGATGATTTCGAGTGGTTCCTTTCCCTTGATAATGGAATGAAGCTATCGAGAATACAAAACTCTGAGTATCTGCAATCAGTTGTCAATTTATCCGGCGATCGACACTTGCGTAATGGTATCGGCCATAACAATATCAAGTACGATGGATTAACTCAGACTATCACTGCTTATGACCTCAAAGACCCATCGCGGGAATATTCGTTTAGCTTGACACAAATGGCTACAGCCTGCCTGAAAATCGCCAAATCGGCAGTAATATTGTCTGAAATGATCTTGTTTCTACTACGTTTCGAGTATGGCAAAGAAGGCATTCGTAGCATACTGCCGATTGAACGGTATGAAAATACTGGCCTGTATGACCTATGTCCGTGTGGAAGCAATCAGAAATACAAATGGTGCTGTAAAGCAGGTGTCGATCAAGTCAGAGGTAAGATATCTCGCTGATAGACCGTTAATTGATGTCCTGCACAGTCACGATGGCACCCTGAATGGTCAGGCAGCTGCCTTCCCAGTCATAAACCACCGTATCGCCGTCCATGCGGATGATGCCGATGAAACCATCATAGGTTTCCAGAAGTTCACCGGTCTGAGAATATACATTCATGATGCGCTCACAGCCGGTATCATGGACCACAATGTTGCTGCCAGCAGAGATGTAGTAGCAGATCATCGTGGACAGGAAGGCAATAGCACAGATGGTCAGGAGCGTAGAAAGTACACTCCTGGCAACAATCAGGACCTTTTTCCAGTTGATTTTCATGGTAATGACCTCCTCGTTATTCGCCGCCGCCGGTTTTCCGGTCGTGGCATGATTTACAGAGTGGCTGCCAGTTGCGTTCATCCCAGAACAGACGCGGATCACCTCTATGCGGGATGATGTGGTCAACGACAGTTGCTGGTTCCAGTCTGCCTTCTTTCATGCAGGCGGCACAGAGCGGGTTACTTTTCAGATACCGCCTGCGGGCCACCTGCCATTTGTGGTCATAGCCACGGAAAGCAGCACTTCCGCGCCGCGCATCGGAGGAAAACTCCGGTGCGTGTTGTGGACAGTAGACCTGTCCGGGCTTGCAGAAACCGGGACATCCCGGATGCCTGCATGGCCTCATAGGTGCGTGTGGCATGGTTTCACCTCACAGAATGATCAGGCCGCGGTGGTTATAGATGGAATCGCCGCCGTTCAGGTTCTTCATCGCACGGTCAAGTCCCATGACAAGTGCAACCGCACCATCGACCTTTTCCGTAGATTTCTCCTTGTCGATCTTGATGTTGCCAGCGGGATCTGTGCGCACGAACACATTGTCCATGTTCCAGCGCAGCACCGGATGCCCGCCGTGAACGATCCTCTTTTCCAGCACCAGTCGCATCAGCTCCTTCGTCGGAGCAGACATATCGCGGAAGCCCTGACCGAAGGGCACCATCGTAAAGCCGTCATCCTGCAGCGTCTGCACCATCATGCTGGCATTCCAGCGGTCATACGCGATCTCGCGGATGTTGTAACGCTCATTCAGCTGGAGGATGAACTGCTCGATGTAGCGATAATCGACCACATTACCTTCGGTGGTCTGAATGAAGCCCTGCTTTTCCCAAGTGTCATATACCACATGATCGCGGCGCACACGCAGGTCGAGGGTCTCATCCGGCACCCAAAAGAACGGAAGCACCATGTACGGTTCATCTTCATCGGTCGGCGGGAATACCAGCACGAAGGACGTAAGGTCACTGGTGGAAGAAAGGTCCATGCCTGCATAGCATGGTCGGCCTTCCAGCATTCGCGGCAGCACCCTGTCAGCGCAGGCATCCCACTTATCCATAGGCATCCATCGAATGGACTGCTTGACCCACTGGTTAAGGCGAAGCTGCCGGAAGGAGTTCTCCTCGCCGGGATTCTGCTTTGCGCTGTCACAAGCTGTCTGTACCTTGGATATGTCTATGGTGTACCCGAGAGAGGGATTTGCCTTCATCCAGACCTGCGGATCTGTCCAGTCCTCGCTGATGTCAGCACCGAAGATGACCGGGTAGAAGGACGGGTCATTGATCGTGCCGTTCAGCACACCCAGCGCCTTCTGATGCAGCTCATAGCAGATGCTGTTGGTATCTGTGCCTGCCGTGGTGATCAGAAAGTACAGCGGCTGCTCACGGGCATCGCCGGAGCCCTTGGTCAGAACATCGTACAGCTTGCGGTCAGGCTGAACATGGACCTCGTCCAGCACCAGTCCGCTGACATTCAGACCGTGCTTGGTACCGACTTCCGCAGACAGGACCTGATAAAAGCCATTGTTCGCATGGTTGATGATGCGCTTATTGGCACCCAGTATCTTGCTGCGTTTGAGCAGTGCCGGTGTCAGCTTGACCATCTGTGCGGCAACATCGAACACGATGGACGCCTGCTGACGATCAGCGGCAGCACCATATACTTCAGCAGAGGGCTCACCATCACCGAACAGCAGGTACAGTGCAACTGCGGCAGCCAGCTCGGACTTACCGTTCTTTTTGGGTATCTCGATGTACGCGGTGGTGAACTGGCGCTTGCCGTCAGCCTTGAGGGTGCCGAAGATATCCCGGATGATCTGTTCCTGCCACGGCAGCAGGTCAAAGGGTTTTCCTGCCCAGCGGCCCTTGGTATGGCAGAGACAGCCGATGAAATTGACCACATAATCCGCAGTTGCCGGGTCATAATGCGAGGTTTCCAGCATGAACTTCGTCGGCTTATATGCCGGTGTCTTTTGCCGCAAGCCTCATCACCATCCTCATTGCTTCTGGCGGCCCTTCTGTTCATCATGGACTGTGCCGTCCTTAATGCCCAGATCGGCCTCGGTCATTTGGTAAACATCATTGCAGTGGAGCTTCTGCCCGCCGCGCAGCACATAGATGTCATCGGTACTCTGATGGGAAGCAGCATATCGACGCACAATTGCAGATGCATATTTGGGGTCAAGCTCCATCAGGAAGGCCGTCCTGTCCATCTGATCCGCGGCAATCAGCGTACTGCCGCTGCCGCCGAACAGGTCCAGGACGATACCGTTGACCTGCGAGGACATCTGCAGCGGGTATGCGATCAGCGGAAGCGGCTTGCTGGTCGGATGCAGTTTGGACTTGCTGGGTTTGTCAAACTCCCACACCGTGGTCTGCTTCCGGTCACCGTAGAACTTGTGCTTCGCGGTGTCTTTGAAAGCATAAATGACCGGCTCATGCCGCATCTGGAAGTCCATCCTGCCGATGACCAGTGCGTTTTTCACCCATATGCACGTGGTGGAATAGTGGAAACCGGCGTTCACGGTCGCATTGAAGAAGTTGACCTTCTCCGCATCAGAATGGAAAATGTATATGGCCGCGCCGTCAGCCAGCGCACCATATGCATTTCTGAACGCATCGAGCAGGAAATTGTAGAAGGCCTCGGCATCCGACCAGCTGTCATTCATGATGGTCATGCCGGTGCCGCCTTTATAGGCACAGTTGTAAGGCGGGTCTGTTACGCACAGATTCGCCTTTTTGCCGTCCATCAGCAGAGATACATCTTCGTTTTTCGTGGAATCACCGCACATCAGGCGATGATTGCCGAGCAGCCAGATATCACCACTCTCCACGAAAGCCTCGGCCTCAAGAGCGGCCTTCTCGTCGAAGTCATCCTCCTGCACATCTTCCTCGTCACCGGCGAACAGGTCCGCGATCTCGCTGTCCTCGAAACCGGTCAGCGCGATATCAAAATCCATGCCCTGCAGGGATTCGATCTCGACCCGCAGCAGTTCCTCATCCCAGCCTGCATCCTGTGCATAGCGGTTATCCGCGAGGATGTAGGCCTTTTTTTGTGCCTCGGAGAGATGATCCACCAGTACGCAGGGTACCTCGGTGAAGCCTTCCTCCTTGGCTGCCATCAGTCGACCATGACCGGCAATCACGCCGTAGTCCTTGTCGATGATGACCGGATTGATGAAACCGAACTCCCGCAGAGAAGAACGCAGCTTGGTCACCTGATCCGCGGAGTGCGTGCGGGCATTGTTGACATACGGGACCAGCTTTTCGACCGGCACCAGCCGCATGTCCGTGGTTGTGGTTTTGCTCATCGCTTATCCTTTCCGGGCGTTCAAAAGACGCTCCATCAAATCGTCATTCGGACTGCTCCCGCCATAATCGACGGAGCAGTTTTCTTTTACAACCTGATAAATCTGGTACCACAGCTGGTTGATCTGCTTGAGGTACTGCTGTGCCATAGAAACAAAGGGCGAAGCAATCGCTCCACCCGTAGTGGGGTGTTTTGCCAGAAAGCCGTATTCGGAAATGGCCTGTTCGCACTGTATCCACCGGGCAACGCTCATGGCGTACTGGTCGATCAGCTGCCTGCTCACCAGCTTTTCGCATTTGCGCTGCCGCAGCCATTCATAGGTCTCCTTGTAGACATCCTCGGCACACAGGTCGTGACCGTCCTTCTGCTTTTCCAGCATGTAGTCACGCACCGGCGGCATGTCCAGACCTTCCATTTCAGGTGGTTCAGGAAGAACGGTCGCATTACGCGTCCTGCCGGTGGTGATCTTGTCGGTCAGGGCATTGTTCTTACGCCCGGAGCCGACGCGCTGTCCACCCCGGGCAGTGCCATCTTTGGCCAT